ATATGATATCCAAGACAGTAATGCGTAAGAAAGACTTTAAGTCCGATGATCCTAAACTGGAAGTATAATGGAATCATTTAGCATAGCACCTCTAAGCGTAGTCCTCATAGGAATTCTGTTTGTTGTCTTTGGAATTCCTAATATAGAACAATATCCAATTCTTATACTGTTGATGCCACTAAGTATGTTATTATATGTTACTGGACTAGCAGTATATTTTACAAAAAAGGATAGTGCATGAAAGCGTTCAAAGAGTTCAACGAATCACAAGAATACCTTGAGGAGAAATTACTTCTTATTAACAACGGTAAGAAGTATGGTCAAATAGTATTCCTCGCTGGTGGTGCAGGAAGTGGTAAAGGATTCGCATCAACTAACTTCATGGAGAAAGAGAAGTTTAAAGTTCGTGATGTAGACGAATGGAAAACTGCATTCATGAAGATAGGTGCTCTCAAAAATAAGTACCCGGAGATTAAAGGGCTTAATCTAAAGAAACCTGCGGACGTAACTAAACTCCATGCCTTCATAGAAAAACTTGGTATCAAAGATAATACAATGAATGCTCTATTATCTGGTATGAAAAATAAGAAAATTCTTCCAAATATTATGTTTGATATTACAGCAAAGAATATCAATTCAATACATAAGTTAATGCCAGACCTATTAAGAGCTGGTTATAATCCTGCTAATATTCACATGGTATGGGTTCTTACTGATTATCAACTTGCTGTTACCAATAATAGAACTAGACCCAGAATTGTGCAGGATGATATTCTATTTCAAACTCATACTGGTGCTGCTAATACTATGTTTGATCTTATTAAGAATAAGGGTAAGAAATTAGCTATTAATGGTGAAATCAAAGTTATTCTTAATAATTTAGAAAATACAATTCACTGGAAAGATGATGATGCCGGGGTTTCCCCGGAGAATAGAACCTTCGGTAAATATATTAAAAGTAAGGATGGTGAGAAGCTGGGGGTTATTAAAGACTTCACTTACATCACTATCAAACAGCGTGGTAAACCTAATAAGACCCCAGATCAGATTATGCAACAGCTATATCAATGGATTGTTAATAATATTCCGGAATCAGAACTTCAAAAGGAACTTGAGGATAGAACTGATACCGAACCAAAAGTTCTGAGGAGACCATAATGAATAAAAAAGAAAGAACAGCACGTAAAGCCTGGATAAAGGAACAGGGTGGTCAAACTATGACATCCGAAGAATGGGCAAAAGTACAGGGAATGACTCATTCCGAATTCCAATCCCCCACTAAAATTAAAGAATTTTACAATAAAGTAAAGAAGGATAACAATGAAAACCTATAAAGATTTTATAACAGAAGAAAATTCCCCGCCGCCAGCCGCAAAAGAATTCTTTAAGAAAAAACTTAAGGATAGATTCTCAGAAAAGAAAATGACACATACTCTTCACGGCGATGAGACTTGGTGGAATCACGAAGGTACTACTCTGCAATTCAAAGAATCTGTTGAGTTAGAAGAAGCAAAAAAACTCAAAGCATCTGATATTGTTAAAATCCTAAAAAATCCAGAGGACTGGGGTCCAGATGGAAAGGATAAAGTATACACCAAAGGCAAAAACTTCGTATACATTGATTCATTTTATTTTACTGGGGATAAAGCTCTGGCGGATTTAGTTAAAGGCTGGTCCTCTGGTGGTAGTTATCACAAGTACTTCCTCGATGAATATGGATGTAATCTTAAAATTGTAGATAAGTTTATTGAACCTAAAGCTGAAGGTAAACATAAAAAATTTACTAAAGATGGTGTTGTCGGAGTAGAGTTAGAGATTAATTAAAGTGTAAAAATATTTTACATCTATACTATATTATGTTATAATTATACTATATTCTAAACAACTGGAGTGAGAATGAGTACAGAATGGGCAAATGATATTAATGCAATGCACGAACATTTCGGTGTTCATGATGTAGTTGATAAGTTCGATGAGGAAATGCTCGGGAAGTTTATTAAATTCCGAGCAGGATGTGTTCAAGAAGAAGTGGGTGAATTTCAAGTAGCTCTAATGGAAAGAGATCCAGAGGAAATGGTAGATGCACTAATTGATGTATGTGTATTTGCCATTGGTACTCTCGATCTACTTGGTGTAGATGCAAATGCTGCTTGGGATTCAGTATATAAAGCTAACATGAATAAAAATGTTGGTATCAAAGAGGGTCGACCAAATCCGTTCGGATTGCCTGACCTAATCAAACCGGAGGACTGGACTCCTCCATCACACGAAGGGAATCACGGTAAATTTGATCAAATTTAATTGAGATAAATGAACTATAAATTAAATTAACTGAGAAGGAGTTATATTATGTTTGATTCTATTTTCGCTGATGGTATTCTTCATGAATATATTGACGACAATCGAAAAGATCCTTGGGAGGGCACTCCTTTTGAGGGTTATGTGTTTATATCTCCCAAACAAAAAGGTGAGTTTGGTGAGCGTTTTGTGTCTAAGTTCATGACACTTACTGGATGTAATGTTAAGCGAGCAAAGACTTCTACTGCTGGTCATGATCGTGTAATTGATGATACCCTAACTGAGATCAAGTTTTCTCTCGCTACTCGTGATAAAAAGGGTGGGGTTTGTGTTGACAAGTTCATCATCAATCACGCCTCTGTTGGTAAAAATTGGGAGCGTCTTATCTTCTGTGGCATTAACCCTAACGAGGAAGATGCTCGTATTGTGTTCTTCACTAAGGAAGACTTTGAATCACACCTGAAGAGCGATAAGTGCTATTTCAATGTGCAACAGGGTGGCAAGCCTGTCGGCAATGACGACTATATGTGTGCGAATGTTGATGATCTGATAGAATGTGACTTCGTGAAGGATATTGCTGAATGGTAATTAATACCGCAAAATTAGAGGAAGTTGGAGGAGTAAAATAATGAGTAAAAATGAAGAATATAATTTATATAAAGAAGCATCAGGAAAAACCAAAGTTCTGATTGAACATCCTGGTAAATTCCAAAACTGGTGTATAAAAAAATGGGGTGGTTCATATCATGAAGATGAAAGTGCTATGAAACACCTATATAATTCCTATGGTAAAGAACAGTTAATAGCTAAGGGTATTATTAATGGATGATCATCTTAAAAAACAAAGAATTTATGATCACAATAAGGAGGAAGAAATAACTAATACCTATTCCGGATATACAGCAAGGAGCGGTATGATTGGGATAAAAATTAAAGACCCTGATAGATTTAAGGCCTCTATAATTAATAAGTTTGGTAATGGATGGGAGAAAAAACTCTTGGGAAATAAACAATGGGTCCGTCATTATACCCATGAACAACTCTATAGGATAGTGAGAGGTCTTTATTAATATGGCGAAATTCAATACTTTTAAAAATGTAGGTGCAAGGGATATAATGTACCACAGGGAAAGTATACCGGATGATTATCATTGTTCCTGTGAGTATTGCCGTACTAACTTTCTAGGGGAAATATTTCATACCCCCACGGGAAGATATTACACGCAATCTTCCAGGAATAAGTATTATTATCCCTTCTTAAAACCTAAAGGGGGACACACTAAACATATTTGTCCCGGTCATTGGTCTGGTTATAGATGGGCAATTCAGAATTTGACTGAGGAAGGGGATTCTATATTTGATCCTACTTGTGGTACAGGATCTGCAATTGTAGAAGCTATAAATTCTGGTAGAAATGGGGTTGGTATAGAATTAGAATTTCCTCATGTAACAAAGACCTCTGTCCAAACTCAATATGATAGGGGTACTGCTACAGGTAAAGGAGAAGTTATAGAAGGTGATGCCCGTAATCAAATTAAATTATTAGAGGAGAAAGGTTACGAAGGGGAATGTTTTGATCTCATTCTCACAGGTTCACCTTACCCAGCTTTGGGTGGTAAACAATCTGATGCACCGGAAAGACTTGATGGTATAATTGAATATCAAAAAACCGAAAATGTAGGAGTACTTAGAGATAAACCTTATTGGGATTTAATCAATGATATCTATGTGAAGTCAATATCTAAATTAAAAGTTGGAGGTAAATTTGTAACCATAATAAAGGATCCAACCCAGAATAAATCGGCTTATCTTCTTCATAAAATGATTACCGATATAGTTATAGCCAATAATCCAGTAAAATACCACGGTTCGTTTATTCATAGGCATTTGCCCTACACAATCTTCATGAATACTTATCCTAAGCAATACCCAGAAGTTAAACTACCTTTATTTCAAACTGGTATAATATTAGAGAAAATTTAGTTTACAATTGAAAGATATCATGATATAATGGATACTATGAAAACACCAATAGATGTATTAGATGAAGCAAGAGAAATTCAAATAAAAAAGGGTAATGATTATCAAAACCCTAATTCCAATATAAGACAAAGTGATTACTATCCGCGAGGATGTTCAACCATCTTAGATATTATGACGGGTAAAATACTCAGAATGAGATCTGTTATAGAGGCAATGGAGAGTGATCCAAATTATAAACCCAATTTTGAATCCCTTGAGGATTCTGCTGTAGATCTAATTAATTATTCTTCCTTCTTTGCATCTTACATAAATTCCGGTATTGATGGTCAAGATTCAGGAAGAGATTTTTTAAATAGGAAAATTGATGATGAAACTAAAAGAAGGACTCCATAATTTAAGAAAGAAGTTAAATGATGAGGGATACGTAACAGAAACCGAGAGCTGGCAGGGTTCAAGCGATCATCCCCAATTTCTAGAAATTCTACATGCCGATTTTGTTGGGGATATGTATTCCGATCCCGGGGTAGCTTCAGATGAATTGGGAGCTACTCAACCTTGGGCAGATGTTCATTTCTCAGAAAGAGTTTCAGGAATACCGTGGAATCCTCCTCCCTCTCATGTTATGTGGTTAAAGGATACAGAAAAATATCTTTCGGGAGATGAAGCATTTTCTCATTCATATCCAGAGAGAATGTGGTGTGATACAAAGAAAGATGGTATTAGGTTTAAAATTGGTAACTTAAAAACAGCGGTAAAACTTCTCAAGAAAGATCCTACTACTCGCCAATGTTATATTCCAATTTGGTTTCCAGAAGATATTACTGCTGCAGTACAAGGAGAAAGAGTCCCATGCACATTTGGTTGGCATTTCATGTTAAGAAATGGAAAATTACATTGTTCATATCACATGAGATCCTGTGATGCAATACGTCATTTACATAATGATCTCTACTTTGCTAATAGATTAGCTCTTTGGCTTATTAAAGAATGTAAACTGGGTGATGTAGTTCCTGGGCAATTACATTTTTCCTCTACTTCGTTACATTGTTTTGTTGTTGATAAGTATGCTCTCGGGAAATTGGTGAAGTAATATGTGTGGGTTTATCGCTGGTAAAAATATAGATAGAGATCTTCGTAAATCTATTGAAGAAATGAAATGGAGAGGACTTCCAGGGTTTGAGGGATATCTGAAATTCAAGAAATCTAAAATGTATTTAGGGGATCGGGAATTTCAGTTTGCTCATGTATCTTTACCTATGTCCAATTTAGATCTGGATAAAGCTATACAACCAGTGATGATTGGGGATAATCCAAACTTGTTTGTAGGGGAGATTTTCAATTACAAGTACTTTGGAGATTATGCTACAGACCAAGAAGCTTGCTCAGACTTATTTTGGAAAGAGGGATTAGATTTCTTTCATAATTTTGATGGATTCTGGTCATTCATTTCTGTGATGGATGGTGAGATAATAGGGGTAACAGATTATCTTGCTCAAAAACCTATATATTATAGAGAAGATATAGAAATACTTGCAAGTGAAATCGATGTTCTCAAGGACTTTGGTCCAGTAACTCCCAATAAATTATTTCTTTCCAATATGATGAAATGGGGATATGATCCTCTAGGTAATACCCCATGGAACGAAATAAAAATGGTACCACCTGGTCATTATTACCATGGTGGGGAAATAAAGAAATATTGGGATTGGTCACGTATAAAACCCGGAAATCTAAGAGATGATCTTCTTAGAGCAGTTGATCTTCGATTAGGAGGAGAAAGAGATGTACCTATTCTTTTGAGCGGTGGATTAGATAGTTCCATAATCTACGGATTAATAAAAGAAAGCGGTAGAGATATAAAAGCTCTTCATGTAGAAAATGGTGAAGCTTCTTTTGCAGAGATGGTATGCAACGACCTAGTGAAGGTATCTCTCTCCGATGTAGGGGATAGGGAAGCTATTGAAATACACCAGAGTCCAGTTGATCTCGGGTCAGTTAAACCCCAAATTGCTATGGCTAGAAAATTAAGGGAATTAGGATTCTACACAGTTTTAACTGGAGACGGTGCAGATGAATTATTTGGGGGATACAGGAGAGCTAAGGAATATGATTCACAGCATTCAGATGTCTTTTGTGAATTACCATATTACCATTTACCAAAACTTGATAGAACCATGATGCGAAGTACTATAGAGCTTCGTGCTCCCTTTCTAGCTCCTTCTATTATAGCCTACGCATTGAATCTACCTTGGAATGAAAGAAATGGTATTAAAAAAGTTTTAGTTGAAGCCTTCGGAGATATAGTTCCACAAAAGATATTAGATAGAACTAAAAGACCTCTTAAGACAGAGGATATTCGAATGAATCCCTTAGAATCGAGAAAGAAAAATCTAGAAATATGGAGAGATATTAATGAGTGAGAAATGGGATAAACGATATATAAATTTAGTTAAGGAGGTTGCAACATGGAGTAAAGATCCATCTTCCAAAATAGGATCAATTGTTGTTTCCTCCGGTGGATCGGTATTAGCTCAGGGATATAATGGATTTCCCAGAGGTATAGAAGACAGAGAAGATAGATTGAATGATAGAAGTGTTAAATATGATTACATGGTTCATGCTGAAATGAATAGCATATATAATGCTACATATAATGGAGTATGTCTAGTCGATTCGACGATCTATATATACGGTCTTCCGGTTTGTCACGAATGTGCTAAAGCTATTATTCAGGTTGGTATTTCGAGAGTGGTTTCCATAAGAACTAAGAAGTTATCCCCCAAATGGAAAGATAGCTGTACAATTGCTTTAGATTTATTCAAAGAAGCTGGAGTGGAAGTAGTAGAAAAGTTTACAACTAATGGTTAATGATATATAATATGTATGTGATGAGCAACTATATAATAACACACAATAACACATAATAGGAAATACAATGGCTTTTAATGACTTAAGAAAAAATTCAATTTCAAACTTAACTGCAGAGATTGAAAAAATTACAGAAAGAACTCAATCATTCAATAATGATGATGATAAGCTCTGGAGACCTCAATTAGATAAATCTTCCAATGGATTTGCTGTCCTAAGATTTTTACCCGGACCAGAGGGAGAAGATCTTCCGTGGGTAAGAATCTGGGATCATGGCTTTAAGGGGCCAACAGGTAAATGGTATATCGAGAAGTCACTCACGACTTTCAATCAAAAGGATCCTTTGGGTGAATACAATTCAACCCTCTGGAATTCTGGTGTAGAATCGGATAAAGAAATTGCACGTAAACAAAAACGTCGACTCAATTATTACTCTAATGTATATATTGAATCCGATCCTCAGAATCCTCAGAATGAGGGTAAAGTTTTTCTTTTTAGATATGGTAAAAAGATCTTTGATAAATTATCAGAGGCAATGCAACCAGAGTTTGAAGATGAAACCCCACTTAATCCTTTTGATCTCTGGAAAGGCGCATCATTCAAATTAAAAATCCGTATGGTAGAAGGCTACTGGAATTATGATAAATCGGCATTCTCCGAACCATCACAATTCAAAGCGTCTGATGACGAAATGGAAAAGATCTGGGGAAAGTGTCATTCCTTAGCGGAATTAGTTGCTCCAGATAAATTCAAATCATATGATGAGCTTAAAGCTAAGCTTAATGATGTATTAGGAACAACAATGCCAGAAACACAAACATCACAACCGCAAGTTCAAGAATCAATTCCTGTACAAAAAGAACCAGTTGTTGAATCAGGTGATGCAATGTCTTATTTCGAAAAGTTAGCTAACTCTTAATTACCAGCTCTGATTGGGACCTATCACGGCACTGGCATTCAAATTTAGGTTTGTTATGTCTGTGTCGTGAGTTTTTTCCTGACGAATATTAGTAGAGTTATTATTAACAGTTGGTGCAACTATATTTGTATCACTCGATTTTTTTCCCCAATTACCGGATCCCTGTGATATATTATTATCCATTCCTTTTTGAAGGGCTCCTGATACCATTTCATCCTTTCTGATAACTGAATTTTCGTTCGGTTTAATTGATGGGAATTTCTTTCCCCAATTACCAGTCGTCTTGATTATTGGCTCTGGCATATCATCCAGCACTGTATCATTAGCCCCTCTTTTATAAGGTTTTGGAGGGACTTTTTCTTTTTCTTGATCTGTATCCTCTGAACCAAAGAAACTTGCCACGGCATCGTAATACTTGGCGGGGAGAATTGCTTTAGCTAAAGTCTTTGCTAATGCTATAGGATTGAAAAATTCTAGAATTTCTTTAATGGTATCACCTATTGAAGAAAACATACCAGATATTTTTGATATAACTTTGGAAAATGTAGATTTCACTGATTTAAATATATCAGACATAAATGCGACAATATCATCCCAATATGAAAACACTAATCCCCCAACAGCAAGTCCTGCTAATACAGCCCATCCTGCAGGAGTAGTCACTAAAGGTAACAAGAATCTAGCACCAAGGCTCATTAGAAATTTTCCAGCCTTACCGAATTTCATCATTATATTTTTAAGTATTCCTTTCAGACCACCACTTTTCGTTTTAGGCTTATTCGGTTTTCCTTTTTTACCCCCCTTATCATTAGAACCGGGTCCAATCCTTCCCATTGCTCCCTCAGTTAACAAACCTCCAGTCCCTTCAGATAATATATCACCAATTGTCGTCATAATCCCATCAACCCCATCTTCAATCAGGGGTTTGTTCTTATCTTTTTTATTAGTAGTCAACCCATTATCAGTTTCAGAACCAGACGCTGCGGCTTCTTCTGCAGCAGAGGTCCTATTGTCTGCTTTAAATTGTTTAGAATCTTGTTTTAATTGTGCAGTGTTTACTAAAACTACTTCATTTATTGTTTCTACCATTTCTTTGGAATTATTGGTAGAACTTATATTATTTGATACTAGCGTATTAGAAATTGTTTCTACAAAACCTCGTGTGTTTAATTCTACGGCTTTAAGAGTTTCAACCATTACCTTAAGTTGTTCTGCTTCAAACCCGAATTTAATTTCAGCTGGTTCTATTTCAAGTTTTTTAAGTTCTACTGCAGTTTTTAGCTTATTAGAATTATCATTTTTACTGATTGCCGATTCTTTTTCTTTCGATGAAGCAATCTCGAGTCTTCTCTTTTTCGATATAGCGTAATGTCCTGCTTCCGCTGCCTTTTTCATGAGGAACGCTTTTAACCATCCCTGGGGGTCAACAGATATTTCCGTGGCTTTATCTCTCAATTTATTGCGTCTTTCTTCCCACAAATCTGCATCTTCTTTTATTTTTCGAAGTTGCTCTTGTTTATCCTTTTCTTTTGATATTTCTATATCATCTAATTTATCTTGATCTTCTTGATCTATAGCCATGGGAATATCCTATTTTTGAGTCTGACGTTTTTCGTTTTCGATATTAATATAATCAACTAACATAGCAACGTATATATCTCTTTCCCAAGGTATCATATTTTCAATGTCAGATAAACTATAATTGTGATGTTGCATCATGGCAAAATTAGTTTTAAGATATGAACCTAAATTAGAGTGGGAAAGAGCCATTAGAAAAAAGAATCAAGTCCTTCAAGTTTAACTGTTGATTTAATCTTTGTCTTGGGATTTATCACATCTACGGAAATCCCTATTTTTGGAATATTTTCAAAAAAATCAGCAATAAGTTGGATTTGTTTTTGGGTCATACTTTCAACAAATTTGGAAATTTCCTCTTTCGAAAAATCAACGGCATCAAAAACTGTGTCACCGTCGTATATAGATTCGATTAGTTCCGACACCGCATCAACTGTGGAATCAGAGGACTTTGTTAATATTCCTGGGTATTTTAAAATTATACCAACAGTTGAGTCGAGTTTTATGACATTAGCATTCTTCTTCGGTTTTTTACAAACGATATCATCGAGATTAACTATCACTTCTGCATAACTTTCTTTGTCGTCTGGACAAAGTATTTTTATATTTACAGATTCGCCTATGCTCTTGGACCTCAATTTTAAAAATAAATACTCAACATCAAATGCAGGCATTACTCTAGCATCAAGTTTACCAAATGTACAGTTTTCTATAATCTGGGTTATAGCTAATATTCTTTCGGATTCTTCCCCGGTCTCATTAGCTATCATTAATAGTTTTTCTTCTTTAACTAGAAACGCACGAAATTTAATTTTTTTCGAGTTTGATGGTAAAGTCAATTCATATGTTGGTATTTGTAATACTGGTAAAGCCATAATTTTTCCTCACAGATTATTTAGAATTTATTTCAGAATCCCAATGTGTATAATGAAATGTTACTGACACCTTTTGAAGTGCATTGGCGGAATTCCAATCCATTGTCATAGGTGCGATTACTTTGGGATATGCTCCATATAAAGTAGTTTTATAGGTCCAATCATTATCCCCCGTTAATACAGAATCATCCAATGTGTGTTTCAATTGATAGATTTCGATAGTTGTTGTGTAGTCATTGTAATAGTATGGTTGACCTGATGTTTTATGATAAGTTAATTCCATCCAATTATCAAAAAACTTCTTCTGAAACATATCTTCCGCTACATAAAAAGATGCAGATTGTGATGCATAAGCCAAATCCTTAACAATATCAAATGGGAATTCTGCAGAAACAGTACCAGTTAAGGGTATAGATGCCACATCAGGTAGAGTCGTAGAATCACAGAGCATATTAACAATACTCAGATCTTTCGGTGTGAATTCTTTATTGAAGGAAGCGATACCATTCGATAAAGTTGCTGATGGTAATATTCTAAACCTAAAATGTGCCGAACGAGCAAAATCCTTAGTACTTGCAGTAAATTCATCAAGTTTACCACGCCTCCCTAATTCCTCCCTTTCTCCAAAGAATTGGTCGTATAAATTACCGAGTGTTTGAATTCCACCATAAACTTGGGAACCAATTGAATAACCTTTAGTTAATATTGACATATCTAACCTATCATTTTCCTTGAATCTGAATGAACCTGTTTAGCCGTAGCACCTTTGAACCTCGCAGTAGGCAGAAAGGTTGCTATTTCCCAAAGATCGGCAGAGAGGAATTTTATTTCCGATTCAACCTTATGTATTAAATAATGTTTGAAACACGGTTTAAATAAATTCATTTTGCTTGAACCCTTTAAGAAATTATAAGAGGCTTGAAATCTAGAAGATTCATCAAATCTCTTATTATTTGTTATCGTCATTAATTGATCGAGAAACTTAGCTCTCAATGGTATAGGGAGATAATGAAGATTCATACCGTAAAACCCCTTATAAGCCTTTCCGACCATTATGATCAGGGGAAATCTATCGTAATATGGAAGTGTATCCTTATGTTTTGGATCATAAAAATATGTATACATTCTTCCTGGAGCAGGGCGAGTTCTTCTTTCTAGATTTTTATCATCTAAAATGTCATCGGATTTAACCCTCATACCACGAATTTCAGATCTAAACCAATCCCGGGATTGTTTAGTCTGTGCGGGTATTTGCTTTTTATAAGCCTTTGCTTGTAGTCTGTCGAATAATGATTCCATAATACTATTTATATCACTTTATACCAAGATCGATTTCATCGAGGACCCGAAATGTATATCCATATTTTTTACACCAAAGTTCTGCTGCTTCCCACTTAGCTTGGTTTACCGCATAGGTTTTAACTTCTTTAATATATTTAATTTTATTATTCGATTTTCTTGGTCGCTTTCTCTGAGCTCTCGGTTTCACCTCAATAATATATTTTATTACAGAACCAGAAGAATCCTTTATTTTAGCATAAAAATCTGTGAAATATCTATGAAACCTGTTATCAAGTGGTGATAGATAGGGTATAATTATTTCTTCGGAATTCCATTCAAGTACAGCATCTGTAGTATCAAGGTATCTCATCATTTTGAGTTCCCAGGAGCTTCTATATTGTATGTTACCTCTTGACCCTTTGTATTTTGATGCATTAATAAGTCGATACCGACCTTGATAATATTTACTCATTTGAATATTTATTATAAATAATTAAATACATTAAGAGAATCATTCCAGCCAATGTTAAAAAATATAATAGTTCCTGTAACAATCAATAATGTTTCTACACCTGACGGCACTAAAGCAATTGCCAACGGTATAAGCAAAGCGGGAGACGTTTTTAATAATACCGATAAATTACACTCGATCAACAAAGGAATCAAACCTACCAAATCGTTAAAATTTCCACCCAATATAGATTCTAGTCCGACATGGGTTCAATATGAAATACATCAGTTTTTACCTATCACCGATGCAACTCCGGGAACTACGCATAGGGGCAATTCTCATTTTGGTGTAACAGTTTCAAAACAAATTGTCGGGACGATATCGTTATCAGAACAATCACAAATGGAAATCACAGAAAAGCAATCATGGAAACAAGAAGCTGCTGGTGGAATCATCGATCAATTCGTACAGAAAGGTAAGGCTGGGTTTGTTGCAGACGGTCCAATGGGGGCAATTTCCTCGGTGGTATCTGGAACTGAAGACCTTACACAAGGTCTTCGGGATTCCGTAATTAAAGATATAAGTAATGGTTCTGCTTTAACTGGTACAGCTATAACAGATAAACTAGCACTTAAATATGATGGACCAGATGGAGTTCGTTCATTTTCCATGAATCATAAATTTGTACCCCGTTCCGCAAAAGAATCTGGGGTCATAAGAGATATCATAAAGTTATTTAGAACTTCTTCTGCACCTGCTTTAAATGTAGCAGAAAATGAAAAGGATAAAAGTTCTTTTTATACATCATACAAATTCCCGTATCTATTTAAAGTTGTGAGAATGGCCGGTGTCAATCCTAATCCAAATTACCCACAATATGATCTCTGCTATTGTTCCTCAATTTCTGTTAAATATGGAGATGAATCCGGTACAACATTTCATGAAGACAGTTCCCCCATTTCGTTTGAATTATCTATGTCATTCGAAGAAATAGCTATACAAAATAGAGAAACGATCCAAGGAGGATTTTAAGATGTATTTTAATTCTCATCCCAGAATAACATACAATGATGTTGAAGTTGTTAATATTTTTACTAAAATAATACCGATCCAAAGGTTATTGGAAAATGCTATAGCATGGGAATTATACGATCTTGAAGATGGGGAGTCCCCGGAATTACTTTCATATAGATTATATGGATCTGTTAAATATCATTGGGTGATAATGATGATCAATAATGTAATCGATATTAATAAGGATTGGCCACTTTCAACTCAAAATTTTGGGGATTTCATAGATTCGAAGTATGATGAACCGGACGCGATACATCATTGGGAAGATGAAGATGGAAATGTTGTAGATTCGGAAGTTGAAGGATCTGTAATTATCAAAAATATTCAATATGAAGAAGACATTAATGATAAAAAGGCTCTCATCAAAGTTCTAAAGCCCGAATATCTCGACTCATTCGTTGAAGAGTTTAAATCATTATTATGAAAACGTTATCTTTATATGAAGATCTCCTTGCGAATGGACTATTAGAAGAACCTGGACAATTCACCATAACCAATGCTGGTATAACCTGTAAAGGGGGTTATGTTAATATTACCGAAATGGTTGAGTCTATCAATCTATATGAATCTATATTTAAAACTTTCGTTACTGGTGATATTACACTCCTAGACAGAACGAATTTTGCAGCGAATATCACGGGTACTGAACCTGTATATTTAGAATTTTCAACAAAAGGTTCTGTTCATCCGGTAAAGATTTCTTTAGTAGTATCGAAGGTTAAAGATAAAGAAAAGGTGAATGTAAATATAACTCGATACACCTTATCGTTAGTTTCGCCAGAATTCCTTAATAATATTAGAACCAAGATATCTAAATCTTTTGAGGGGAATTATTCTGACATAGTTAAAACCATATATTCGGATTATATAAGTTCTGGAGTACCGCTTTGGCTTGAGGAGGTTGTTAATAATAATCGAATTATTGTTCCAAATAAATCGCCGGTGGATGCTATTAATATGATATCGCAATTCGCTGTAGCTAAGAATACCGTTAATCCCAATTTCGTTTTTTATCAAACCACAAAATCTTTCCATTTTCGATCTATTGCTGAAATGATTTGGCTTGATAACATTAAATCAGAGGGTATTACTTTCCGTATTGAAAAGGAACAAATATCTACAAACTTACCTATTATCAAAAGAGCCACTAGAGCTATAGAATTTGAAGTTAAATCTGATACAGATATACTAAAACATACTGCAATAGGTACTTATGGATCATCATTAATCAAACACAACCTGCTTAAAAAAACTTGGACCAGATCAGAATGGGATTATCATTCTAAATTCAATGACACTGAAGAAGATGCTTTCATGTCTGTGGAGGAATTCCCAATAACACCAGACGGTCCAGTAACAGAAAGTGGTGAGAATATATCCTCCTTTCCAGATTCGTACTTTAATATGGTGTCTGGTTCGGAAGAATACCAATATGAAATCGAGCCAATAAAAACTGATTCAAAACCAATAAAACAATTCCAGAAATTAGATTATTCTTCATCTCTCCTTCAAAGAAATGGCGAACTTAATTCATTGAATATTCAGAGAGCAAAATTAACTATTGGGGGAATGTCTGGAATACAAGCTGGGGATATCATTAAGATAAAATATCACGATATGATTGAAGAAAATACCAAATTATCTGGAAGGTGGTTAATAGAATCAGTTTCCCATCAAATATCAGACAAATATTATTGTGTACTCATGATTATTAGAAATTCTATGAAGGGAAAACAACCCGAGTATACAGAATTAAATTATCCAGATTCAACCGCAGAAGTAATAATAGCTTCTCCATCAGGTTCTACGAACAAATAAAAAAGGGGGTGAATTAACACCCCCAGTATAGAATCCCAATTATTATATTGTTGTTATAGGATTCATTGATGTGAAATAGTTATATTTCCATGTTACAGTAAATTCTTCTACTATATCGTTTGAGTCATAAGCAAGTTCAATTGGAGCTATCAAAGATGGCCACAACCCAAAGAAATTATAACTTTTCAGTCTTGTTCCATTACGATCAAGTTGATGAACTTCAGCAGTTGATTGATATAATAACGGATTAGTTACATTAGTCACTTCGAGAAGTGTTCTATCCATTCCGTCCATCCATCTTTCAAGTGCGTTCCGAATATCAAAATCAGTATCGTTGAAAATTGTAGTTTCCCAATCCTCATAAGTTCTTTCACCTGCGATTTTTAATATACGCCCACGATATGGGACTTCTGCAACACCAATAGTTGTGCCAGGAAGTGAGGTAGCTTTACAAAGATATGTAAATTTCCTCCCAGCAGAACCAGCCATTGCTATGGCAGGAAAGTTCATAACGACTTCAAACTGATTAGCTCTTGCACCGCCACCAGTTAAGTTTGATTTAAAAAACTCTATATTAGCCATGATTCTATGCTCCTACTTCAGAGAATGACACACCGGTTCGGGTGGCCACAAACGTTAAAGTGATAAAGTTAATAGAACGAGCTGGTTTGATATAGATATCAGCACGGAATTCATTACGATCAATAACATCACCAGTATTATTTGATGTGTCACAAACCACTTTGAAATCTGTTATACCTCTTCGACCTTGGACATCTCGAAGGAAAGGTTCTGTCATCGCAACAAAATTTGAACGTGTAACGTCATCATTGAGTTCGAATAATTGAGCCCTCGAAGCGATTGAGATAGCTTTCTCAAGTACCATGAAAAGTCTGCGAACATTGATACGATCAAATGCAGATGCTTTAGCCTGAGCAGTTTTATCACCCCATAATAATGTTCCCATCCCGGGAAATGTTACTACTGGATTAATTCGTGCTTTATATAAAGTATCTCTTTCGTTTCTCTTAGGATTGAATGCGAGTTTGATAACAGATTTAATATTACCACGACTCATTCCTGCTGGAGAAAACCAAGGATCGGCAACAGAATCTGTATTAGCACAAAGTCCTGCCATATCACCATTCAATGGTACCCAACGATATGTATCATGATATGTATCATACTGATATTTCCAACCAGAATCAAATACTGCATATGATGTCGACATCAAACCATCAAAATAATTCTTCACATTAGTTGCCTGTTTTGCAGATTTAGTTACACCTACAACATCCCCTATCAATGGGGAAATAAATGCAAGACAATCTTTACGTTTATGAGCAAGATTGATTACATATTGCGCATAAGTTTTAGTTGCTCCACCAGACATAACAAGGTTGACATCTACTGTATCAGCATCAGAAAAAAGTTGAAGAGAATCATATTTGTCCCCATTACTTGGGGGTAAAACAACACCATCACTTAATACCAATCCTGCATTTGAAGTTGGGAGTACGGAGAAACCAGTTGAAGATGGATCTCCCCAATCTGTAGCTCCATGAGCTAACGGAATAACATAATCCGAAGATTTTTTAAGAACATCAACATAATATAAATTTTCTCCTGTTACAGATCTAGCATCAGCGGCTTTTGATAATTGCCATTTTTCTAGAATTGTTCCCGGAACACCAGTTATCTTACCATCATAATCAGAAACAACAATATAAATTTCGTCACCACTTCCACCTTTATTTTCAGCATGTTCTGAAGTTCCAGTTGGATTATCAAATAAGTAACCATATTTCCAAGGTGCCACCAATGCTGGAATTTCTGGAATATCTGCAACTACCATAACTCCGACAAACCCAGCTCCGGATGGTGAGGGTACTGCAGACGGAATAGTAATATTTAATGCTGTAGTAGTTCCAACAGTATAACTATGACCACTGGTAAGTAACTCCAGGTTAGTTACTATATTTCCCGCCACAGTAACTCTAACCAAACCATCAGTACCATTCCCAATCGGTAGGTCATGAATACCATTATCATAATCCCCACCACCGTCAGTTATTGACAGAGATTGGATCTGACCCAAGATAGCAGGAGTTCCAGCTTGAACATCATCAAATGCTATAACAGAAGTTGTGAAAACAACAACCGGTTCTTCAGTCCATTGACCCAGCGGCGAATAATCTATTTTAGAGTCTGGGGTATAACCAGAACCAACCGAAACGATCCCTACAAAATCAAGGGTCCCATTATCGTCTATTCTCACATTAACTTTACCACCACTACCACCAAGTACAGTAAGTTCAAATTCTGTATTATTTGGCCAATCTTCTCCATCAAGTTGTTTAATACCAACACCTGTATCATTATACATTTGAGCGGTTAGGAGTTTACCACCTAAAGAAGGACATACGTCCACTTTAAGAGAGTTAGCCCATGCACCCGGGGTTTTAGCTACAAAATGTAAACCAGAGGGGGTTGTGAGTTGATGTTCTTCTATCTCTGAAGAATTTTTCAATCTGATAAGTGCAGAGGTACCAGTCCTAGCATTCTTAGAGTCATCGCCAATTGATCGAACTACTTTTAGAGCACCCGAATATTTTAAAAAGTTTGCAGCAGTATACCAAGTATCGGCATTTGAACTATTAGGCTCTCCAAAATAATCAACCAATTGTTTCTCTGAAGAAACTTCGAGGATTTCGTCAGCAGGACCTTTGTCCGCTTCTATAACGATAGCACCGATTGAAGTTGATACATTAGGGATTATAGTAGTTAAATCCTTCTCTTGAACTAATACTCCTGGACTGACTTGAAAAGCCATATATTTCTCCCATTTGGATTAATTTAAATTCTAACAGTTTCCTGTTATTATTATTATTTATAAAATAAGAGTTTTATTATCGTCTACTATCATTATAAATACGATAAAGAGGTTCCACACGTGAGTGTCGATTAAATAATATGCAATAATTTAACGAAAGGTGAATATATGAATTTAGGACATTTTTTAATTAAACAACTCAGATTGTATGGTGCGGAACACATATTTGGTATTCCGGGCGATTACACTCTAAATTTTATGAGGGAGATAGAGCAAAATCCCGGAATAGAATATGTTGGGGTTTCTAGAGAGGATTCGGCTGGGTATGCTGCTGATGCTTATGGTAGACTTCGTGGATGTGGTGCTGTATGTATTACCTATTCTGTAGGTGCAATGAATATTATGAATGCTGTGGCAGGGGCATATGCAGAGAAATCCCCTATGGTAGTTCTTGTTGGTAAACCTAGTGAAGAAGATCTCAAGATAAACCCCAATCGACATCATACTATTTCTACAGGTAACACACAAAAAGAAATCTTTTCAAATATAACATGCAATGCTTATACCTTAGATTCTGAGGATATGTTTGTCAATATGGCAGTGATTCATCTTGCCCTGAATCAAATGCGAATGCATTCACGACCAGTATATATCGAATTTTCAAATAAAGATATAATGCGAAGCGTTGATCATTATCTCTCTAAGTTCTATGCAGTATATGGTAGGGATGTACCCTATAACCACAAACCACAAATCCTAGACCTTGAGTATGAAGGTCTTGATAAATTTGTCCATGCGAAGAATAGAGTTCTCATTATTGGTCATGAAGTATTTCGAAATACATTAGAAGATAAAATTCTTGAGTTCTCCAAAAAATTAAATATACCAATTTTTACAACTCTTCTCGGTAAATCAACTATATCAGAATTTGAACCGAATTGTCTTGGTTGTGTTTCTGAATTATTTTCTGATATCTCTGTCATCGATGAAATAAAAAAATCAGATTGTATTGTAACACTTGGTATGGTTAACACAGATGTAGAATCATTTTCTTTCGATGCTGATATATCTATTAATATGGATGATGGTATTAGATTCAATAACGAACCTATCAAAGAATTTAAAAATTCAAATTCTGGTTTTCTCGAATTGGTTAGCTCTTTTATATCGAAATTCGAAGATATAGAGGCACAAGACCCTTTCGATCTTTACAGATGGAATGAGATTGTAGATTCTACTAAGGCCAAGGTTGATTCATCTGAGGTTTCGAGTCCGATTAAACTTGAATGTGTATTCGATTTAATTGGGAAGACTGTGACAGATGATCACATAATCATATCTGATATAGGGGAGTCTTTATTCGGTATGATTGATATTCCAGTAAGTAAAGGTCAGTTCCTTTGTATGGCGTATTATACTTCCATGTCGTTTTCAGTTCCGGGTGCAGTTGGTGTTAAGTATGCCAAACCAGATAAAAGACCCATCATCATTGTTGGGGATGGTGCATTCCAAATGACGGGATCTGAATTCTCAACACATATTAGAAATAATTTAAACACTATTGTGATTATACTTAACAACAGAGGGTATTCAACTGAAAAAGCTATTATGGAAGGCGAATTTAATGATATACATAATTGGAGCTATGAAAAAATTACGGATCTCACGAATGGGGGCGTTGGTGTACACGTACAGGATTCGACGAAGTTTAAAGAGGTATTTGAAATGGCGATAGCAGATGAATCCGAATCCTATGTATTGAACGTTGAAATAGATCCAGAAGAACAATCTGCTCCAATGAAAAATATAATCCAAAAACTATGTATAGACAAACTGTGATGCAATGGGGAGACCGAGAACATGGACTGTATATTACACATTTAATTCCGAGGGAATAATATATAATATATTTTACACCAAAGATGAAAATCATGATAAAGGGGTAAGAAAATATAAATCTGGATTAACAAATTCTGAGGCGATTCTCTTAGTCAAAATAATGAAAAATAAGTATGGTATAGATTCTATAGATATAAATGAATCTATACCAGATAAACTTAAATATCTGAAGCTACCGCCTCTGAGTCATAAATCTAGGTTAACTACATCGTGGAATAAAGGTCTGAGGACTAAGAAATCTAATTCATCATCATCAACAAAAGCTAATAACAGAATTAAAACTAAGAAAGAAATTTGGTTAAACAATACATTCATCAACAAATCTTGTGTATTTTGTCACGAATCGGAAACAGTTTGTCTAAGATATTATCCGAAAGGAAGAATGATCATTAGAATAAATAATAATTTAGGTATAACCCAAAGGAGATGCAAATTAGTTAAATTGATTGAGGATCAAGATGTTGTTTGTCTTAACTGCGAAAGTAAATTGAATATAGGGCTTGAATTAATTTGAAAAAAAGGTTTACTTTTCGACGAAATTGTTATATAATATAGGTATAAATTAATTAATGAGATAAATTATGTTGATAAATTTTACTAAATCCGGAATAAAAATATCCCTCGAAAGAGATATTTCGGTATACATATTATATACTATCATGATTTTTGGTATGACTATAAAGAGTATTATTTCTTAAAAATCGTAGCTCAGGAGTTAAAAATGAATACAAACAAAAGTTATACATTATTTACACCTAAAGTACCAAAGAAAAAAATCAAGAATCAGTCGAAGAAACGTTTAAACGATGTAACATCAGAAGAATGGGATAAAGTTTCCTGCAAATATGTTACTATTATTACAAAGAAATGAAAAAGGGTGACTATGAAATCATTTTTAAATAAACGTGTTATTATATCGGGGGGATCTAGAGGTATAGGTCTCTCCATTGCTAAAAAATTAGCAGGGCAAGGTGCTAAGGTAGCAATCCTAGCAAAAACTGCAAAATATCATCCATCGCTTCCGGGAACTATATATACTGCCGCAAAGGAAATAGAAGAGGCAGGGGGAGAAGTACTCCCTCTTGTTACCGATGTTCGAAAGGAGGATGAGGTTCTTTCTGCGGTGGATGCTACTGCTGCCGCCTTTGGTGGTATTGATATTCTTATTAACAATGCGGGGTATGTTAATCTTACACCGACGATGCGAGTTGGAATGAAACAATTCGACTTAATGTTCGCAGTCAATGTGCGCGGTACGTTTCTTCTTTCGAAGGAATGTATACCACATCTCAGGGAAGGTAATAATCCTCATATTCTTAATATATGCCCTCCCCTAGATATGAAAGCTAAATGGTTTTCGACGGCTCTACCATATTCGTTATCTAAATTTGGTATGTCTCAATGTGTTCTTGGTATGTCTGAGGAATTCAAATCTCTTGGTATTGGGGTGAATGGGCTATGGCCGCATTCTCTTGTTGCAACTGCTGCAATTTCTAATGTGGTTGGTGGAATAACTTCTCTGAAACATTGTAGGGATGTATCAATTATGGCGGATGCCGCAGAGGTGATTCTATCTCGAGATTCGAAGAAATTTACCGGTGGTTTCCACATTGATGATGTACTTCTAAGATCAGAGGGGGTCAAGGATTTCAAGCGTTATAGAATAGATGCAGAACAAGATCTATGGTCGGATTATTTCATTCCCGACGACACGCCCCAAATTGAACCGATGGAATTTCCAGATATCCCACAGAATTACGGAAAAGTGGCACATAAAAACACTATGTCATGAAATAAATGAAAATAGTTGTTTACTTCTCTGTACCAGTGTGGTATAATGTAACCATAGATTAATTAAATGGAGAAGGAATATGACTACTCGAGAAAAAATCCAACATGATGCTGCTGTTACTCTCTGGCTTAAAGATCACGAAGTTAAAGTTGGTAAACCCCCTAAAATTCCGAAGATTATAATCGGACAAAAATATACAATTTATAATCTCGGAAGAAAACGAGTTAATCTTAATAAGGGTGGAGTGTGATCATGATGACAAAAACTGAATATGCTAAGAAGATCGAAGGATTAAGAGCTTCGATGACTGAAATCCAAATTGGTGAAATGGGAGGATTTATCACCTACGAAGAATATGTTAAGACCGTACTCAAAGATAACGATGAAGATCCACAAACCGTTCAGGATTTACAGTCAGCGATTCACTATGACGCTCTCGTAAAAACCTGTTACTAAACTTGCGAAGGAAATATATTATGAATGAATTGACTACAACTAATCTAATTAAAAAGAATTTTACCCAACACCTAGCTGTCCACAATCAAGTTCTTGATTCCGATGCATTTTGGGTAACTCTTGACGAACTTTCTTTAACAGATGATCAACTATATGATGATACTATGGTTGATGATGTTGCTGATACCTATCCAGAAGTCTTAGATGCTAAAGCAGATTTTGCTGAAGATATGAAGGAGCTATTATGAGTTTATTTGATAGTAATACAGGTCTCATCCACATGGATTTAGCTTCAATTGAACCTAAACAAGAACGGGCAGGGATCGAAGCAACTTATATCGACGACTCCCCATGTAAGACGTGTTCAAGAAGAACTAATTGCATGGTTGAATGCGAGGATTTCGAGAAATATGTTGATCCTCTAAAATATGCTCGGAAAATGAAAAAATTGGGAGGATTATGATATGTCTAAAGAAAAAATAAGAGCTAAATGGTCTACGGAGTTAATTGAACCAGATTTACCAAAAGATTACGGGAAATACGATGTGATCAAGGCTCTTGCCTGGTATAATATTATGACTGACTCTAAAACCTGTACAGGATATGTTAATTCATATCTCAAGAAAAGAAAAATTTTAAAGGTCATAACTCCTCAGAATTCTATACAAACCGCTGCTGCTGTGGCAAGACTCATTGATCGGAATCAAATTACGGATTCCAAAAACCTAGAGTGGATGGAAGATTGGGTATCCCAACTAAACGACAAGGTTATTGTCCCTAAGGATCCAAATAAAAAAGTTATTTCGGTTGCTGAAGCTACTGCAAATAAATTGAATTTCTTTCTTGAGGGCCTCGATAATGCCGTGGATGATTTTATTTTTAATTCAGATTTTAAAATGAAATTCTCGACAGAAAAATATTTAGCTAATAACAATGTTAAGTATGGGATGCTCAAACACATCGATAAATGGGCCTCAGACTTCCGTGACGAGATTATTTTAAGTAAGACGGATAAAGACCTTAAAGAAGGATATTCGAACTTTACAACACCACAGAAGAACAAAATCATTAAATTTATGAATACTATGATAGAAGGTGTGGGAATCTATGGGGTTGCTATTAAACCAGAGAGAGTTAAAAAGATTAAATCCCCTTCCAAGATTGTCTCAAAATTAAAATATGCAAAATCGTTTCCAGAACTTAAGCTCAAATCTGAAGATCCACAACGACTAATCGGATCAAAAGAGGTTTGGGTGTATAATACTAAAACTAAAATGGTTGGTTATTACACCTCACTCGATGGAATGACTGTCACTGGAACAACCCTCAAGGGATTTGATTTTTCAGAACAAAGACGATTAAGAAAACCAGAAGAACAACTCAAACTCCTAACTGATATGAGAAAGGGTAAATGGATTATCCGATTCACTACAATGGCAAAGACTGTTAGAACAAAGGGAAATGGCAGATTTAATGATGGAGTAATTATTCTCAAGGTTTTCTAATAACCATATAAATAACTATATTACTATAATATAATGTTTACATGGAAAATTATTTTGGAAAAAATGGGTTTGTCTGGTTTGTAGGGGTTGTCGAAGACCGAATGGATCCAGAAAAACTCGGCAGAGTTAGGGTTCGCTGTCTGGGTCACCATTCTCCCGATAAAATAGATATACCAACAGATCACCTTTCGTGGTCGACAGTCATGGCACCAACGACAAACCCATCAATGAACGGTCTTGGATCGACTCCACCGTTTTTAGTTGAGGGGTCATGGGTTACTGGTTTCTTTGTTGACCAATTTAAGCAAGAATGTGTGGTTGTTGGTTCTCTTCCGGGATTTAATACCCCATCGGGAGATTCATCTAACAAAGATGGATTTAAAGATCCAAATGGTATATATCCTAGAGCAAACTCCGATTTAATTGACACGAATAAACTCGCTCGAGGAAATCATGCTAAGAGTCATGATTCTCTTATGACTCGAGAAAATAATAAAATAACCGATATACCAAAGGCCACCAAGCCCAAATTATCCACCATTGAATCCATGGTAGATGATCCCCGTAAAACCTGGGATGAACTCGACCCAAAATCTAACACATTCAGTGTATACCCCTATAACCATGTCACAGAATCTGAATCGGGGCATGTGTCTGAGATAGATGATTCTCCCGGCGGTGAGAGATTGATGAATTACCATCGCACCGGAACATTCGATGAAATCCATCCAGACGGATCTAAAGTTACAAAGATTATTGGATCTGAATATGAAATAACCCTAAGAGATAAGAATGTATTAATTGAAGGAGCATGTAATATAACTATTGCTGGTGCTTGTAGGCAATTGATCAAGGGTGATTATATCCTCGAAGTTGAAGGTAATTATACTGAGAAGATTCACAAAAATCATTACGTTAAAATTGGTGCTGGGGAATCTGGCGGCAACGAAGCATATGAAATCCTCGGTAATAGAACAGGTAATATATCTAAAAACGATAACATAAGAATAGCCAAAAATATAGAAACTGTGTGTAATGGCAATCACAATTATCAGTTAAATGGTGATTACTCTCAAACAACTATGAGAGATTATTCATTGACCACCTCGGGAATATCTTCTATACAATCTACGAAAAATATATCTATAAATTCTGTAACAGAGGATTGTTCCATTAAGGCTGGAGGAAAAATGAATATTCGGTCTGATCTGAAACTTGATATGCATTCCGAATCGAGTAATATGATTTTAACTGCAACAAGAATAGATCTTAATTAGGAGAATAATATGCCATGGAATAATATGCCATGTGGAATTGATTTAGATTTCAATGCATTAAAAGATAAAATAGCAGAGTTAAAAAATTCTGCTATGGAACAGGTGAACGAAACTGTTGCTGCAGCAAAAGCAGCGGCATTAGCAGCGGCAAAAGAATTTGAAGAGAAACTGAGGTCAATGATCCCAGAAATGCCGGAACTTCCTGATATGCCGGGCGATTCAATGTTACCAGAGCTAATGATTTTAGTTGGAAGAATAGAAGAAATAATGGCGAATCCTACTGCTGAAGGTCTTAAATTATTAGCTCAACTTAAAACTGATTTTAAAAATAAATATGGTGACGCAATTTCGAAGGCAGGGGCAGACTTAGATGAGTTAATTGATGGTATTATGGATGGGATTGACCCGTGTTCATTGGTTCCCAATATAGTAACAAATGCCGCTGGTAAAATTGTAGAAGAAGTTAAAGATCCGTTATATGCCAAAACCGATGCTCTTGCAGAAACTTTATCTGTTGAAACCCCTGCGATGAAGGCATTGAAAGGACAAATATCAACATCACTAGAGGATACAGAAGTTAATAGAGATTTAGCTAAGAATCTTGTTGAAGAATCACTAAAAGAAACTGATGTTAAAGACGAAATTTCTAATCTCAATGTTAAAGGAGACGTGGATGATTTCTATGAGTCAAATGTTGATTTTACAGTTAAAGATAATGAAATAACAGAATCTCTAAGAAAAACGACACCCTCAGCAGAGAAATTGAAACTTGAGGTAAAACGTGGTAAAGAAGTTATAACAGAAACTAAGAGTGTTTATAAAAAATATACATTTAGGATATATCACCGCGATAAAGTCAATACGCGTCATTACGATATTTCATTACATGAGACTGTCCTTAATTATACCTCAAGTTTTGATTTCTTATCAGCTAAATATCACGATATGTCAACGGTACGCCACCTGATGGTAGATTCTTCGTACTCGGGGAACATTAAAACTTATGATCTTAATGCTCATATAAAAGAAATTGAGTCAAAATATAAAGTAAAACTTCATTCTGTTAAACAAAGCTATACATATGTTGATGGCGAAAGAGTGATCACACCTGTAACATATCAAGATGGTGATGTTGAAGCCTTCGAGGATATGAGGGTTCATAAATTTATATATTTATAGGTGCAAATTATGTATAATTATCAGATTGAAGTTACAAGAGTTATAGATGGGGATACAGTTGATTGTATAATAGATCTTGGATTTAAAATATCAACTAAATATAGAATTCGTCTTGCTGGTATTGATACACCAGAAACGAGAACAACAAACGCAGAAGAAAAAATATATGGATTTGAAGCTAAGACCCGGCTTCAAGAATTATTATCTCAGGGTACAATAATACTGAAATCCCACGGTCTAGGTAAATTCGGTAGAGTTCTTGGAACCTTATATGTCGGAGATGTGGATATTAATCAAAGACTCATTGATGAAGGATTTGCTATTCAATATCAAGGGGGTTCTAGAATGACTACATCAGAATTACTAAATCAGTTGAATGAAGTTCGGAAATCATTATAAATAATCTTATAATAATATAACAGAATAAAAATGGCAATTCAAACATCAGACTGGCCCACAGCACATATTGACGCTCAGGGCACCAATATGTCTTCTAAAACGAATAAGATTTGGAAAGATATTAATCTTAAATTCGATAATCATCCTGAAACTCACGATCTTACGCGAGTATTTGATGTTGAGTCTATTAAAAGATCAGTAAAAAATCTAATTTTAACTGACTATGGTGAAAGACCTTTCCAACCGTGGATTGGTTCCAATATAAGGGGTTTATTATTTGAGCAAATGGACAATCAAGCTATTTCCGAGCTTCGAAGTCAGATTATGATGCTCCTAGAAAATTTCGAACCCAGAGTAGTATTAACTTCTCTGGAGATTAACGATATATCTGATGATGATAATAGATTGAAGGTTACATTATATTTCACGTTAATTAATTCACCATCAGGGGAAATTTATACTCTTGATACTTTCCTTGATAGGATAAAATAAATGGCTACATCAACTACAGAACAAGATTTTTTCGAAATAAAGGAAAATTTAAAAACTTATCTTCGAGGACAAACAGAATTTGCAGATTATGATTTTGAAGGGTCTGCAATGTCAACTCTCCTCGATGTTCTTGCATTTAATACACACTATGCTGCTATGACGGCAAATATGTCTGTCAATGAAATGTTTTTGGATACTGCGCAATTAAGATCTAATGTTGTTTCCCATGCAAGAACCCTAGGGTATACACCACAATCACCGAAAACTTCTAAAGCTTTGGTGTCAATGTCTGGCTCCTATACACCATCAGCACCATTAACAATCCCACGTGGAAGTATTTTTAATGCAGGAGGACAAAAGTTTATAACCGTTGAAGATCATATTTCGAGTTCTGATTTGTTCGGAGCAATAAATTTTGATTCAATAAAACTTTACGAAGGTAAACTATTAACTAAAACTTTCATTGTATCTAATGCGAATCAGAAATATACAATCCCCAACAAATCTTGTGATATTTCTTCATTAAGAGTTACGGTTAAGTCTGATAGCACAGCTACAGATTTAGTGTCATATACACTAGGGAATACCTTGATAAATGTTGGTAATACATCGAAAGTTTATTTCCTCGAGGAGTCAGATGACGAGAAATATTCTATATATTTCGGCGATAATCTTATAGGTAAAAAGTTAGATGCGGGTAATGTTGTAGTAATAGAATATATTAAAACAATTGGGATTGAGGGTAATTCTTTAAATAATTTTAGTTTTGATTCTACTATACCTGAATTTAAAAATCCCCGGGTTACTACTATTTCACCTTCCTCTGGCGGTGCTGGTATAGAAAGCATAGATTCAATAAAAATTAATGCACCATTCAATTTCTCGGCTCAGAATAGAGCTGTTACAATTTCTGATTATAGGGTTATACTCGAAAAAATATATCCCAATTCTGATACAATATCCGTCTGGGGAGGAGAAGATAATATACCACCGGAATACGGTAAAGTTTTCATATGTATCAAACCCGAAAACGGAGAATACCTTTCATCCCTTGATAAAAATCAATTAAAATCAGATTTAGTTAAATATAAGGTCTCCGGAATTAATGTCGATGTCGTTGATGCAGAATATCTCTACATTGATTTAACTGTGGATTTTGATTATAATTCACTATTAACAACAAAATCTATCGTAGAATTAAAAACTGGTATCCAGGATATTATAGATATTTACAATAGGGATATACTAACGGAGTTCGGAGGTATTCATAGAAATTCAAATTTGACTACTATGATAGATTCATCTGATAATTCTATTATGTCTTCGAGGATTAAGCACAGAGTTTATAAAACCGCGATAACATATGTAAACACATCCGGGAGTTATAATTTTTCATTCGGAAATAAAATATCAAATTATCATATTGATACCTCCAAATCTACGATAGGTATGGTTTTTTCAAATAAGTTTACTATCACAGGATCTACCGATATTCATCATTTTAAAGATGATGGTAAAGGTAATATTATATTATATAAAACAGACGGAATTACGGAGTCTATTGTTAATCCTAGTTTGAATCACGGGAGTGTTAATTATGATACGGGTGAAATAATTATCGAGGCTATCTCAATCTCTGGATTTTCCATCTCAGGGGAAACGCTTCTGAAAATTACAGCAACCCTTGATAATTTAGATATCAATCCATTACGAAATAATATACTCAAAATAACATCGTCTGTTATTTCCGGCACAGAGGATAATTCCCTTCTCAGTCCAACTAATCATTCTTCATATGCAACAGCTGGCCGTAGATTATAATGAAGATATTTGATAAAATAGAAAATATGTTTCCGAGATATATCTCGGAAGAATACCCGATATTTACAAATTTTATAAAGGAGTATTATAAATTTTTAGATTCTGGTATTATAACATATCAGATTAAAACCTCGAGACTTCCATATGAAATTGGAGATGTTATACAAGGATTGAGTTCTGGAACTACTGCTACCATATATTCTATTTCCGAGGATAAATTATTTGTTTCATCTGAAACCGGGTTTATAGAGTCTGAAAATTTCGAAATTCTTGACGATCCTCTTAAACACGTTTCTGCATTATTATCATATGCACCAGGAACTGCACAAGTTACTGATAAGTTATTAGAATATAGAAATATAGATTCTACTCCTCATAATAATATTCAAAAGTTCTTTCGTGAATTTATGGCTATTATACCCTATAATTTAACAGAGGGAATAGATAAAAGAAAACTTTTAAAAGAAATCTCGGATTTATATAGGGTCAAGGGTACAGAGGCTTCTATTAAAATATTATTTCGTATATTATCTAATTCGGAAGCTAATGTATATTACCCCTCTGTCGATATTCTTAAAGTTTCGGATGGGAAACCGACTTCCGAAACCGGATTAAAGTGTAAGATAACAACAAATCTTGAAACTTTTTCAGAATCAGATATAGGAAATGTTGTTGGTCGTGAAGCAAAACATGCTAATTCATCGGGTATAGTTGAGAGAGTTATTAAACTCGGCAACGATGTTTATGAAATTATATTAATAGAAAATTCGATTCGTGGGACTTTTGAGAATGCTCCGGTCGATCCGAGATACGAAAATCTCGGCCAATTTATAATTATTACTGGCGTTGATGGAAGCCTATATCAATTTGAATTATTGAATGTATTATCGAATAAAGATGTAAAGATAGATTTCAATAATTCAAATTGGGCAACGAATAATCTATATTCTGAGATAGATCCTATTACTATCAAAGTACCAGATCAGGAAGAGGCATATTTTCCTAATCAGACTGATATAGGTTTCTTGGGTTTCGAAACTATGCACGTTGCTTCGATTTACAAAAGGGCAGATTTTCTTCCGACCGAATGGGATTTACTACTCGAGGATAATACGGGTCAACTCCTTACTGAGGGAGTATATTACCCCGATTATATTCAGAACGAAGAATATTCGGTTGAAACGATCTGGCCGATTAATCCAGTAACATATAATCAGATTACAGGAACTTGGAATCCCGGCACTGCTGGTTTTGGTAATGGCTGGCATTCTACCCCCGAAGAAGCAAACTCAGATTCAATCGGAAATCATCTATATAGAATTCAAATCTGTATGGGTGATGTAATCATAGGAGGTAATGGTTTATATCCTATTGCCCCGATCTCTCCAGCAGATCCAGATTGGGGTGTCGTGAATCCGATATTCCGAGGAGATCCACATCTTATAGGGTATGGCGGTAAAGCCAAAATATCAACGATAACCTCGGGTATTGTTACATCAATTAATTCTATTACTTCTGGTGGGACTTTATATGCGAAGGGTGATATTATAACTATATCTTCTGACCCTTTAGGTAACGAATCAACAGAAGTAGCACCTGCGAAAGCTATTGTAAAGTCTGTTGATTCGTCAGGGGTTATTACTGATATCGAACTAATATATGGTGGCCAGGGATTTCAAAAATTCCCGGATTTAGTCATCGGTGGTTCAAATAGAGATGATAATAATGCAGTCGACTTAATATTAGGACATACAGATCTCTCAACTGATTCAATCGGATGTATCTCCGAGATAACTATTACCGATACTGGTCGAGATTATTCAGTTGTTAACAAACCTACGATTTCAATACATAATACAGCCAAATCGGTCTCGAGTAATATAGATTCAATTCTAGTACCCCCTGCTAAAATTATCGGGAAATTATTTAATACAGAATCTATACATCTAAATACTGATGGATTTATTTCGGAAGCAAGAAAAAAAATTAGGGATGGTTATTATTACCAAGAATATTCTTACGTAGTAAGAACTAAATCACCAATACAAAAGTGGTCTAACATTTTAAAGGCTTCTATTCATCCTGCGGGGTTAATATTTTTTGGCGAATTTAATATCAGTTCGATGTTTAATGTCTCAGCAAAATCTCTAGGAACTACTATAACAAAGGCTTCTATTTTCGCAGGTGGTCCGAACGATTATGGTTCTATAACTCCGGACGACCCAGTATTATATAATCTCGTATATGGTGATATCACTGTTCCAAACACAACGGGATATGATTATTCCGACTTAACTTAACAGAGTATACATATGTCTCAAGACTTAATAACAAATAAATTTAGATATTTCAATTTAACCAACTTAAATAGAGATATAGCATCTACATCAGAAAATGATAGATTTTATTTATTTATAGGGAACCCTAATATTTCGGATGACTCCTCACCGATTACTCCCCTCGAATTGGTACATTCCGACCCAGCTACACATAGAAATATGGTCTCGATGAAATACATAGATCCCCAAACAGGATTTTCGCCTGTAGTCGAAAGAAGACTTTGGGTAAATGGTGTTGTATATGACGAATACAATAATAACGGGGATTTATCAAACGCCAATTTTTATATGATTGCTTCATCATCAGATTCTGGTTCATCTGGGGGAAGGGTTTATATCTGTCTTGATAATAATTCTGGATCCGAATCAACAGTTGTCCCAACTCATGAGTCTGGTTCTGCGAAAGGTTCTGATAATTATCTATGGGAGTGGATATATACAATACCTACGGATAATAAGTTTGATGAATATAATGGTGATTACATGCCAGTTATAAATGGCATAACCCCCTCGAATTCAAAGACAATAAAAGCAATAATCAATGACGGGGGATCTGGATACGCAAATAATCTACACACTTGCCCAATCGTCGGTGATGGATCAATCGATGGACAAGCATATGTTACTGTACAAAACGGTACAATTACAAATGTTGAAGTGGTGCCAGGATCAGAGGGGGTAGGGTTTACCTTTGCAAATATTGATCTTCGAAATGCGTATGTGTCAGTAGATCAATTTGAAGGAAATGCGGCAGATATCGATATAGTAATAAGTCCGAGAGATGGTTTCGGTTTTGACAATATATCTCTTCTTTCGACAAAATTGCTCATGATATACGCGGAGTTAATCGAAGGTGAAGGAGGGAATTTTCCTATAATTTCCTCGGATGATGTACAATTTTCATATGGTCAAATTGGGGTAATAAAAAATCCTCTCCAAGCAGGATCATCTTCTCTCTTAAACACTGCTTCAGTTAAGTGTCTGACTGAGTTAACTCTCGATACATTATCCTCTAATTGGGATCCAAAAGCTGGAGATGAGATATTAGGACTCACTTCGGGTGGAACGGGGGTAGTAGTTTATTGGGACGGTACTTCTGTTCTTGGTATACACCAAACCAATGAAGTCGATAAGGGACTTGATGTAAACCTGAAGTTAACCCCATTCGTGAATAATGAACAAATAAAAATTCTCGAAGAAACTGGAACAATCACGGGTTCTGGTGTCTCTGAACCAGGATATGAAATTTATTCTGGTGATATATTATATGTAATGAATACTGACAATATTACCAGAGCTGATCAGCAAAAAGAAATAATAAAACTTGTCATAGATTTTAATTGTTGATGAATAAACTTATAGATTATGTTGGAATATACAAAAATTGTTTAGATTCAGATCTCTGTGATAATTTAATTGGTATTGCTGATTCTGGGAAATATTTAATTACAGATCAGGGAGTTACTGATACTGGGATCAACAAGTCTATTAGAATGGGAAAGGAGGTTCTTCTAACTCATTCTGATCATACAGAAATAAGAGATAATTTAATATCGGCATCTATATCTATCCTTGAAAAATATCAAGCACAAACAAAACATGCATCACAATACATAAAAGAAAACTTTGATACATATAAACTAGAAAATTTCAGGGTGCGAAAATATCCCGTAGAATCTGGATTTTTTAAAGCACATTCTGATGTAACAGATTACAAAAGTGCTTCTAGATTATTAGTTGTACTATTATATTTAAATGATGTTGTTGAGGGCGGAGAAACCGAATTTCCTTCTCTTGGGATTAAAATTAAACCCTCTAGGGGTCTCGGTATTGTATTCCCACCCACTTTTTTATTTCCACATCAAGCTAATATACCAATCTCGAATTCGAAGTATACAGCACAAACGTATCTTCATTATAAATAATATATATTACAAAACGCTAACGGACAATACTTATGAGTTTCCAAACTAATTTAAACGTAAATCCTTACTACGACGATTATAAAGAGCATTCTGTTGAAAATCCAGAATACTATCAAGTATTGTTTCGTCCCGGATTTGCTGTACAGGCAAGGGAGCTTACAACCTTGCAAACTATACTCTCTAAACAAATTGAAAGATTTGGGAGACATATGTTTCAGGAGGGATCTTTAGTTATTCCCGGAAATGTTTCATATAATCCTAAATTAGATTATATAACTATGGATGCGTCACTACTTGAGAAAGGTGATCAATTAATTGAAACAGGGACGGGTGTTGAAGCTGTAGTTATCTCTATTGTAGGATCTCAGGATTTTGCGGTAACCGGTAATGCTGATACAGTATATTTAAAATATACAAAAACTGCTACCTCCGGTGCAAAAACATTTGCAACTGGTGTAAATAATATAACTTTTATCCCCGAAGGCGGTGCAACCGTCACGGGGGGCGTTTTTTCGGTTGGGCCCGGAAATGATCCAAAATCTCTAGTTGGTGTTGTAGATGGTGTTTATTTTATACGTGGACATTTTGTTAAGTGTTCAGAACACCAATTAATAATAGATCAGAATTTCACCGGCACAGTAGGATTTAATGTTATAGAAACTCTTGTAACACCAGAATCTGCTATTCCCGGATCTGAGATTACAGATAACGCAACTGGTTCTTCCAATTATGGTTCGAAGGGTGCACACAGATTATCAATCGAATTATCATTGGCAGTTAAGTTGCCTGCTGATACAACAGAAAATTTTATTGAACTTATAACATTAAAAAACGGTATACTTCAAACTAAAATATCGGAATCTAAATATTCATTTCTTGGTGATGCTCTTGCAAAAAGAACATATGACGAATCTGGAAATTATACTGTAGATGAATTTTCAATTGAAGTTAATGAACATCTCGATAATGGTTCTAATCTTGGAACATATCTACAATCAGATGGTGGAGATAAAGATAAAGCAGTAATAAAAATTGGTCCAGGAAAAGCTTATATTGAAGGATATAAATTAGCAAAAAATTCCCCTACCATAATTGATGTTGAGAAAGCTAATATACCCACCACTATTCTTGATGTTGGTATACACGGAGGTGGCGGTGATTATTTCGAAGTTAAATCTATCTGTTTTGAAAATCCCCTTACACAAACAGGGGGATTGAATTTAGATAAATTTGGTATGGTTAGACTCTATAATAAAGAGATCGGAGATGCTTTTGGATTTGGGGTTGGTTCTAGCGCCCATTATAACGGCACTCCTATAGGTATAGGAAGATTGAGGGGAGTAGATGGAACTGCTGGAGATAGAACTAAAGTACATCTCACTGATATACAAATGGACACTCATATTAAAGTCGATGTTACCGGTAACAATAGCGATCACCTGACACTGGCACCACTTCTAACAGGTCAAAAGATTATCGGTAAAAGTTCTGGCGCATATGGTTATATTTGGACTACTGTCTGGGGTTCCGACAGCGGAATCACCTATGAGAAATTTCAGATTCTAGACATAACAGGGGAATTCGTCCTTGGTGAGAGTGTTACATTTTCCAATATAGATCGCATATCTGCGATTAACAGTTTGGATCCAGACAGTATCGACAATGCCACTATCTACTCCATTAACAAAGAATCTCCTTCATCTGTTAAAATGGTGGAATTTCTCATAGGTGGTAACTCTACGGCTGATATCGCTCTTGATGACGAAAAGGTTTTATCTGGCACACTTACTTTAGAAACTAACATCTCAGGGGCTGCTACTAACCAAGCGATTTCAAATAATGAAACATACATTAAAGGTACGGGAACGAAATTTATAACTGAACTTAGACCGTGGGATATTATTTATTCTGCAGGGATCCGTCATAGAATTAGAGAAGTTATTTCTGATACCCAACTTACCCTTCAGTCCACTCGACTCCAGGGTGGTAATCCAGTAGATACCCACGAATATACTACTGATTATGAGGCTTTTGCTGGAATTAATGTACCAGCAACACGGGTTCGAGGTAAATTATTTAATAACGGAGATGAGTCCCTAATATATAAACTCCCAAAATCTAATATATCTAATACCGGTTCTCAATATATAGCTACACACAAAAGGTTTATCACCTCTGATAATGCCGGTACGGGACAGGTAACTTTTACGGATGCCTCGATAGGATCCATGAATTATAATTGGGATAACTCTAATTTTACTTTATTCAAAAAGCGTATTACCAATAACGAGACAATCCCAGGGTCCATCGATTCGTGGGTTACAGTACCTACGAGTGAAGATTTGTGGTTCACCCCTACAATTTCTGGAGATGTAGCCACATTCTCGCATAGTAGTATAAGCGGTGGTGATATATTCCTACTCCATATAGCAGAGACTGCAAGTCAAGGTGCCAACGTAAGAGGAACTATGGAGGAAAGATTTAATGAAAAAATAATTATTGGTGAGACTCAGCACCCACATATTCATTACGGCAGGGATTATAGAGATGATAGGATAGCATTAATTAAAGAAGATAATAGCGAACAATACTCCAGGGTATTTAAAATAAAAGCTATTTACCAGTACAATAAGAATCTTCCTGAAGCGGATGTACAACCTAAAATAACTATGGATACCACATTCTCTGTAGGATCAGGGGATATAATTTCTTGTGTTTTATCAGGAGCTATTGGCACGGTTACGGGCGAAGTCATCAATGGATCATACCTTAATTATCATCCTACCAAGGGAACATTCGCGACAGGGGATGCTGTAAGAATACTTAAAATCTCTGATGGTACACTCTCTAATCACAATATCACAGGAGTTGTTCTTCCCGCCGATGGGGTTGATGTTATTGATGTTACAGATTCCTATCTTCTAGATACAGGACAAAGAAGTTCGATGGTTGGGGTATCTTCCATCATCAGGAAAAAATCTGAACCGGCCCCTCTAGATGATCGAAAAATGATGGTAATTTTCGATCATTTTGTTAGCTCTGGTTCTACAGGTCCTATTACAGCTAATTCATATCAGTATAATACGGTAAGTACTATAGATCCTGTATTTACAACATCAACCGTGTCTCAAGGATACGAACCGGTTGACGCATATCTTAAAGATTGTATAGATTTTAGACCCACATTAACTTCCCCTACGAATTCAAATCCATTTCACTCTCTTTATAGAACGGTAGACGGAAATGTATTCTCACTTCCAGAACCAAATACTACAATAACATTAGGATCCCTTGATCACAATCTTCCAAGGATTGATGCTCTATATTTAAATCGGTATGGGGAATTTAAAATTATGACAGGAATTTCTTCAGAAGAAACTGTAGTTCCTGAAGTGATCTCTGGTTCTATGAAAATAGCAGATATTTTTTATCCACCTCAAACAAATTCTACCACCTATAAAGATATACAGATTTCTAAGATTGCGAATCAAAGATATACAATGTCAGATATCCGCAAACTCGATAATCGTATAGATAATTTAGAATATTATGTCAGTCTTAATCAACTCGAGGCCTCTGCAGCTAATATGGACATTCGTGATGAATTCGGATTTAATAAATTTAAATCCGGGTTTGTTGTTGATAATTTTAAGGGTCACACAGTAGGAGATGTGACTCACCCCGATTATTCTTGCGCAATTGATAAAAAGAATAATATATTAAGACCCGAAGGTAATATTGAATCTGCAAATTTAATTTTAGATTCTGTACCAACCGGTTTGGTTCTGACTGGAGATGTTCTGAGTCTTTATTTTGATACTGAGACCCTGGTTTCTCAAGGAATGGCTACCAAAACTGTTAATGTTAACCCCTTTAATATAATTTCATGGGTTGGTAATATGAAATTATCACCAGAGACTGATACATGGATCGATACCATTACAGCACCCGAGATCATCCTCAATAGGGAGGGTAATTACGAAACTCTAAAATCCGAAAATAATATAGGTACGATATGGGAATCGTGGAAGGAACTCTGGGTTGGGGAAGAAACCCTAAAATCTAAAACTGCATGGTGGAGCAGACAGTGGTCTGAATTAAATCCCGCTAATGGTTGGATGATGTCCGGTCATCATGTGAAATCTATATTCTCGCAAACAACTCGAATGCACAGGGAAGGATTAAAAACTGAACTAATTGAATCTTTTGAGAAAAAATTAGTTGGAACTAAAGTTATTAATTCAAGTATTATTCCATACATGAGGAAGAATGATATTAAAGTCGATATCATTGGCATGAAAGCTAATACCAGATTTTATCCGTTCTTCGATGGGGTTTCGGTAATAGAATCCATGTCTAAAGAACAAACGGCCGATCCTTTATTACCCCCGCTTGTTCCAATTATACCTTCTACACAAGCTACAGAATTAAAAACTGATACAAAAGGATCTTGGTCTGGTTATTTTACTGTACCAACTGGTACTAAAAAATTCACCACAGGTAAAAAGATTTTAAGATTTACAGATTCAGACATTAATGCATATGACGCTACCGTAGATACTGCGGCAGAAGCAACATATGAAGCATCAGGAGTATTGAATACGGAGGAATCGACTTTCCTATCAATTCGTAATGGCGAAATCGTCAAATCTACGGTCCTTGAAGGGAAAGATGTTATATCTCTTCGTGAATCTGAAATTGTTGATGCATATAGAGATCCATTAGCACAAACATTTGAAGTTAAAAAGGATGGCGGGACATTTCTAACATCAATCGATTTATTCTTTCAGACTAAAGATAACATGGAACTCCCTGTTACAGTTATGATAAGGTCTGTTGATAATGGGTATCCTGGTAAAATCATACTTCCATTTTCTAAAGTTTCTAAAGATCCAGGTGATGTTAATGTTTCGGAAAACGGAGAATTAGAAACCACATTTGTATTTGATGGTCCCGTTTATCTTAAAGATAAGAGTGAATATTGTATTGTTATCGAATCCGCTTCGAACAAATACGAATGTTTTGTATCTGAAATAGGAGAAAAAGATCTTATATCAACTTCTTATATTCAAGATCAACCACATTTGGGTTCATTCTTCATGTCGCAGAATTCATCTACATGGACCGCAGAACAAATGATGGATCTTAAGTTTACTCTGAATTGTGCAGTATTTCAAACAAATAACCCTGTTACGGCGGAATTAAAATCTGATCTTCTTAAACTTAAATCTGATAAAGCATCTTCATCAGATACAGAAGAAACAGTAAAACTAGGGGATAACCCCTTCAGGGTAATAGATAAGAGTTTGACTCTTCCTATATTAAGGGTTTATCATCCAAATCACGGTTATATCACCGGTAATAATGTTACCATCAATGGTGCTATAGCACAAGGTTCTCTGGATCACATTAATGGAACATACTCCATCGGCAAATATGAAACTGATTATTATCAAATAACAGGGACTAATGCATTGATAAATGTTCTTCCATTAAAGGACTCTAATTTTGGGGGATCTTCAGTTACAGTTGGTAAGAAACTTCCATGCGATATATTGCACCCCATAGTTTCCATTATGGATTTCGACGAAACCACAATATCAACTGGACTTTCCGGTTCGGAAGTCCAATTAAATTCTGATATCGTTTTGTCAGAAAGAAAATATATATCACCTGCTAATATTTCAAATCCAAAGTTTAATGTAACATTAGGGACGACAAATCCTAATATCTCTCCAATAATAGATACAGCTCGGATGAGTCTCCTCGCAATATCTAATAGGGTTGATTCTATTTCAAAGATGATTGATATAATTGATGAAGATAATTATAATGATTCTACAGCTTCTGACGGCGATTCTAATTCATCCATATACATAACCAAGAAAATTAATTTAAATAATCCAGCAGAATCTATAAAGGTTTTTATTGATGCTTCAGTACCAACCTCCAATGCTAATATTGAAATCTATTATAAAACCCTCGTTGAAACTTCTGGGCAGTCACAATTTGATGATCTATCTTGGGTGCCATTTAATAATAATGGATCTTCTGATTCTGGAATACCAGCTGGTGGTGGATCTGAATTTATTGAGTATGAATATTCCATTGAGAATTTAAATCCATTCAATTCTTTTGCGATTAAAGTTGTTATGAAGTCAACTGATACAAGCCGACCACCCCTGATTAAAAACTTTAGAGCTATCGCATTGGCATAACATGGAAGTTAAAATAGATTCCCATTCAGGGTTATATAAGGATACCGATTCGAACTCGGTTGTATCCAAGAAAAATTCAAAGGAATATTTAGATTATAAACTTAGACGATCTAATATGAAGAATATAAATAACATAATAAAGGATATATCATTTCTAAAAGATGAAATCTCCAAAATAAATCAAAAAATTAAAGATATAGAGGTATCAAATGTCAACTGAAGTTAAGTTTAGAGGCGGAACCACACTCGACCATGTAACATTTGCTGGCGCGGACCGTGAAATGACCATAGATACTACTAAAAAAACAGTAGTAGTTCACGACGGATCAACTCAGGGGGGTCAAGCATTAGCTAGAGACGGGGTTCATGGTCGAGAAGATCTTGGTATTGAAAATCATGAGAAGATTGTTGTTGATACACTCGGACAAATTGATGGGGATTTAGACGTTATTGGCGATATTAATGCAACTGGTAATATTAATATCGACGGGACACTCACTGGTGACGGTTCTGGATTAACAGGAGTAACAGGAGTTTCCGAAGGTGATACTGTTCAAAGGTGGATTTTTAAAGACGCCGAAGATCAACCCCTTACCCCGGGCGCAAGTGAAAATACTCCTATAGCGTTAGGGTGGACCAATTCAGCTCCCTCTACATATACATATAGATTATGGGTATCCTTAGGAACTAAACCAGTTGGGGTTCTAGATTTTACATGGGGAATACCAACACCCCATACCGGTGAGCAAGGATTAACTGGAGCACCAGGTCCTGCTTGGCATTCTGGATCGGGTGATCCTCCACAGGTACTTGGTATAGTCGGAGATTTTTATCTTGATGCAGACGCTGAAAGAGTGTGGGAAAAAATCTCTGGGTCTCCCGATACATGGATAGTAGATATCGATCATCTAGGCGGTACGGATGGCAATCTACATAATTGGATATTCCAAGATTCCCCAACTAAACCAAATGTTCCGGATCCCTCAACGGGTATTCCAGCATCATGGACTGATATAGTTCCGGTTTCACCTACCACCCTTCTTTGGGCTACTATTGGAATTAAAGCTGGTAATATTGGAGACTTTATTTGGGGTAATGTAATACAGTTATCCGGGGACGTTGGACCTACAGGTCATTCTATATACCCAATCTATGCTATAGATGAGAATGGTACCAATGCATCATTAATACAAGGGGCAAGAACGTATGTAAATTTCTACGAGTCCCCTACGATTATAACCGAAGCACATTTGACGGCATCATTTCTTTCGGGTTTAACATTTGTTAAAATTGCTGGTGGTAATATATATCCAATTTATGCCGCAGATGAGGACGGTTTAAATGCATCATTAATTCCCTCTTCATCTAAAATGTGGGTAAATTTCTTCGAATCTGCTACATCAATAGTCGAGAATGACCTAAGCAATAACGGGGGAAGTATTAATGTTACCAACCTCTTATATATACAATACATAGGAACTAATGGTGACGAAGGCCTGTCAACTTATACTTATACTGTATATACCAAAACTTCTTCTGTTTTAGGTTCTGCTGATAAACCATACGGCGGATCGTTTAATTTTGGAACTAATCTTCCTACCGAGCCTCCTCCGCAATCTGCGACTGTTACTTGGTATAATAATCTCGAGGACATCCCGGCTTCAACAGATCAGTTATGGTCTTCTCGGGCAATAGCCACAACTGAAGGGGTAACGGGGATATCTACAAATACCTTAGTTTGGTCAAATCCGATTAAAGGTGCTCTAGATGGTATTAATGGTCTATCAAAATATACGTGGCCAGTATATCTGAGATCCCCAACTACCCCCTCAAAACCAGTCGGTGGATCGTTTAATTTTGGAACTAATATTCCGACACCACCAGTCGGTGGTTGGTCTAATAATATTCCATCCGTAGGCACCGATCAAATTTATCAATCATATGCCATAGCTACTATCACTGGAGCTACAGATACATGGGACGCAACAGGATTAAATCCGAACCCATGGTCTACACCGGTTCCTTTTATTAGAGATGGTGCAGACGGGATTGATGGTGGTGCAGTTGCTCAATTATCAGTCTACACTAGATCAGCAACTCCCCCAGTCCCATTAACCCCCAATGGTGGTACATATGTATTTTCTACAAATACATTAACCGCACCTACCGGATGGTCTGCATCTATACCCAATGGAACAGATCCACTATATCATTCTATTTCGAATGTTTCTAATAAAGACGAGAATGACGTATTTACAGACACAGTAACCCCGCTTTGGTCTTCTGGGGAAATTATATCGGGGAGTGATGGTACTGCAGGTAAATCGACTTTCTTATATCCCGTATATATGAGGTCAGTGGGTACCCCAGCGACACCGATCGGTACAAATGCCCAAAGAGGATCGTACCATTTTGGTAATAATGTCGGAGTTCCCCCATCAAATCCAAATCAATGGTATAACAGTATACCGGCGACTGGTGACGGTAATATATACGTTTCAACTACTATGGCCTCTGCTGTAGGGCCCACAGGAGAAGATACAGATTTAGATTGGTCAACTCCCGTTGAAACTGGGGCTGATGGTCTTGATGCCATTTCAACTTTTGCATACCAAGTTTATTATCGTGCCCCGGACGCTTCCCCGCCGAATCAACCAGTCACAGGGACAGAAAATACTGCGAATGGTGAATTCAATTTTACATCAAATGAAGGTACACCACCATTCATTGCGGGTACATCAGGAACTCAATGGTCTAACAATATTCCAACCGGTACAGATCCAGTATGGGTCACACGAACTTTAGCTTCTATAACAGGTAGTATTGGAATCGATTCAACTTTAGAATGGACTATTCCGGATAGAGCATATGCAGACGGTCAAGATGGTGTCATTGGTTCTGATGGGACCAACGGTGTAACTACAGTCCAATTAACTTCTTGGTTTCGTGGATCGACACCACCACCTACATCAACTCCAACCGGTGGGTCTTACAATTTTGGAACGAATGGGTTAACTCCACCTACCGGATGGTCTACAACTCCCCCACCAGATACAGGCGTGGCATCGGATATTCTTTATCAAACCGTATCGCATGTATGGTCACAGCATTATATTGATGAGAATGATGGTATATTAAAAAATTACAATCCATCTGCGACTTATGATGCTGTCAACGAAGAGTGGAGCGTTGTTCCGCTTTGGTCAACCTCTGTTAAATCTTCTGGGGATTTTGCAAAATCGACTTATACTTATGTTATATATAGAAGATCTGCTACAGATTTAGTTTCTTCTGATAAACCTACGGGTGGCACTGGAAGTTTCAATTTTACAACTAATCTTCCTGGTACTCCACCAGCAAATTGGTATAATACAGAAGACGCAGACGGAACTGATAATCAACTCTGGCATTCAAGAGCATTAGCTTCTATCGATGGTCATTCGGGTATTGATGATGATCTAGATTGGAGTGATCCGATGAAGGATTCAATGTCTGCAAGATCCACTTATACTTATCAGGTGTTCAGAAGATCATCGGTGGATATCAATGGTAATATTGCAGAGTCACCCTCTGGAGGAAGTTTTAATTTTGGGACTAATCTTCCTGGTGCTGCACCAACAAATTGGTCTAATATAACACCTCCCGGAACAGACGATCTTTATGTTTCTCGAGCTATAGCATCAGTTTTAGGAGCCACAGATACAGATTCATCTTTAAGTTGGGGTGCCCCCGAATTTATATCATCGAGTGGTACTAATGGAGCTCCGGGTTATTCTGCGACTAGTGTTCAAGTATATAAAAAGGGAACACCAGGGGAAACTCCGGATAACCTCGATGGTAATCCTACTGGGAATACAGTCGGTACAGCGACATATTGGTTTGCCAGTGGGGATTTAACTTTCACCGGATCAAATAACCAAGGTTGGACTACAGAACCACCAGCTCTAATAGCAGGGGAAGAATCGTGGGTTTCTACAGCGTTGGCATCTGCTACTACAACATATGATATAATTTCCCCCTCGGAATGGTCAGATCCACTATTATATTCTAGGGTTGGAGATGATGGTGAGACACCTCTGAATAATGCCGTAGTATTTGCTTATCAAAAATCTGATGTTACTCTTACTTCAAAACCAGGTGGTCCACACATATATACGTTTGCCACCGCAACTTCTCAACCATCTTGGAGTTCTAGTAGCCTTGGCAACGGTTGGGTGTCAGATCTCGGTGCTGTTACTACTGGAACATCATTATGGATGTGTTCGGCGACAGCATCCGATGCAGGGCCTAGTGACGTTGTTGAATCTTCGAATTGGTCGAACCCAATAGAGGTTGTTGCTGATGGTACCAATGGTGTTGGTACGGATGGAGCTATTTCCGTATCGGGGTGGGTATATCTTACGGCGGGTCAATCTAGTTCATCTACTCCAGCTACCCCATACGCAAGTTCCTATAATATTAGTGCTGGAACATTTTCTGGTTTAAAGTCTGGCTGGTCTGCAACACCTCCACCAACAATTCATGCAAATCTCCATTATTTTGCGGCTAGATATTGGGGTACAGAAAATACTGCCGGAACTGGTACTGTAAGTCCCGTTAGCTTCTCGACAGCATTCAATCATTTAAATCTCGATGGTGTTGTAACATTTACTAATAATGCATTCGGCGACGCAGGTACCACTCATATCGATGGTGGCGATATCGCAACAGGAACATTAAGCCTTGATGTTCTTAAAAACAATAGTACACATCTTGTTGGAGGAGATGCTTTTAGTCTAGGTATAACAGGTCAACAATTATTAGCATCTAGTTTTGATTCTATACTCCACATAAAGGCTGATGATGCTTTAAAGGTACCCGTGTGGTGTAGACATAGTAACGGTGGTTGGGCTGCCGGTTTCGCTACTATGAACGGCAGCTCTGGTACTGGATCCGCTGGTTTTTTTATGAACACGGAAAGTGCCGACGGTTTTGGTGATACTGATAAAAATACACAAGTTACATTATGTGGTTCTACAGTTGGCGCTGAACTATATAGATATCATAATAGCTCAACACAAGTCGAATCTTCTGTTAAACTTGCTAGAGAAATACAGATGTTATCGCGTCTTTATGATTCTTCTGGTAATTCCATAATCGAATGTAATTTAGGGTCCCCAGACTATTCACTGTTGCTCCATCAGAAGAATTTTTGGGGTGGAAATACTACACATAATGTACAAATTGCTCACATAGCGTCGGCGATTAAGGTCGGTTATTTGCAACAACTAATAATCAGTAGTGCAGCAGACCAAACATCAGCAACAGCTGAATATGTTGGTATATATCTTTCAACTCACGATGGATCATCTCATCCGATAGCAAACAAAAGTTGGGACGGGCTTCGTACTCATGGGGGTAATATAACCACCATTAACGGTGGTTATGGTGGGGCTGGGGATTACCATTCTGGGACTGGGGGTTATCTTACGTTCACCGGGGCTCATATGTCAGCTATTAATAAAAGTGAATCTCCGGAGATAGGAGATATATTAATAGATCAATCCGTTATAGGTATTAGTCATGTTTCCGAAAGTTTTACTCAAGTAGTTCGATCTTCTACTTCTAATCAAAAAGCAGCAATTGGTGTATTTAACGGTGATACTAAAACACTGAATGATATTTTAAATGGGCGAGGACCAACAATTCTAATAGAAGATCATCCATATACGGAAGAGGAATTATCTAATCACTATGCTCTTCAGAATGCAACCGCTTCTGAAGAAGATAGCCCAACAAATACACCCCCTTTATCACGAAGTAAATTAAAAGACGAATTTGCTAATATTCTGGATACTAACGATATTATACAAATTAATGCTGTAGGTGAAGGTGCTGTTAATGTATGTGGGGAAAATGGGGGTTTCGAAGCAGGGGATTTAATTGTCACATCATCTACTCCGGGTAAAGGAATGAAACAAGATGACGATATTATTAGATCTTATACAGTAGCTAAAGTCCGAGAGAATGTAACATTCTCTGATCCTACAGAAGTTAAACTCGTCGCTTGTATATACCTTTGCGGTTAATATAAATAACACAATATATCCAGAGAAACCATAGAGAATAATAATGGCATTAACAACAAAATCTGAATTATCTGAATATTGTCTTCGAAAACTAGGTAAACCAGTTGTCGATATTAATGTTGATATTGATCAAATCTCGGACAGAATAGATGATGCGCTTGAATATTTCAATCAATTTCATTATGATGGGATTGAAAGATTATATCTATCTCACACAATAACTCAGGCTGACCTTGATCGCTCGGTAGGGGTTAATTCTGTTACAGCAACAGAGGATTCGGTTTCATCAATTTGGACAGATCAAAATAATTGGATTGCCATACCAGATTCGGTTGTATCCATTGTTAATGTATATCATCCGTCCTCTGCATTCGGATCTAGCTGGTACAATCAAGCAGAAATGATACAATCTGGTTTAATTGATTTAGACCCCGCAGCATCTCTCATTTCTACAGAAATGGCTAGAGAAAAATTAGATATGATTGATAATATGTTTAATATTAAACCATCAATTAGATTTAACCATTTGAGCTCTAAATTATATTTTGATAATACTTGGTCAGAAACTTTTAAAGTTGATGAGACTATAATTATTGAATGCTACAGAAAAACCGATCCTTCCGTGGCAGTAAGACTCTATAACGATGTGTTCCTCAAGAGATATGCTACGGAACTCATTAAAAGACAATGGGGTCAAAACCTACAGAAATTCAAAGGTATCGCAATGATCGGTGGTGTTGAAATTGATGCAGATACTATATATACTCAAGCACAAGAAGAAATTGAAAAACTTGAAGAAAAGATATTATCTACATATCAAGCACCGCTTGATTTTATTATAGGTTAGAGCGATGTCTACTTCAACGTTCTTTAATCATGCACATAAACCAGAGTCCCAGCTCTATGAAGAAATAATCATAGAACAGATAAAAGCATTCGGTCACGATGTTTATTATCTTCCTAGAAAACTGGTCAGGGAAGATAAATTATTTGGGGAAGACGTTTTATCAGAATTTAATGATGCTTACGTCATTGAAATGTATTATGAGAATGAATCAATTGGTGCTGGAGAAGCAGACGCCCTTTCTAAATTTGGTCTTGAATTAAGAGACGAAGCTAAATTTCAAGTATCTAGATTCAGATTTAATCAGCTTACATCGCTTGATCAAAATCTTATAGCAACAAAACGCCCGATGGAAGGGGATTTAATATATTTCCCTTCCCAAAATAGAAAGAAATTATTTGAAATTACCTTCGTTGAAGAAGAAGAATTTGAAAGACTCCACAATATTCCAGTATTTACATTAACCTGTAAACTTTTTGAATATTCAAATGAAGCTCTTGATACTGGTATTTCGGAAATAGATAGGATTGAAGATTTACACTCAACAAACTCAATCGCGATATACGATATACTACTAGAGGATGGAACATCTACTCTTGATGGTGGTGCATTATTATTTGAAAATGGATATAATATGTTACAAGAAGAACATTCTATGGATGATATAGATAAGAGCTCTATCAATGATTGGCTCCAAGGTGAGTCTGATAAAATAATAGATTTTACGGATTCTAATCCGTTTGGAGAGATATAATGTTAGGAGCAGACCCTTATTACCACGAAATATTAAAAAGAACTGTTATCGGTTTTGGTTCAATGTTTAATGATATTTACCTCATTCGGAGAAATAAAGTAGGTGAGATTAAACAAAAAATGAAAATACCCTTATCTTATGGGCCAAAGGAAAAGTTTCTCGCTCGACTTAGGGAAGATCCAAATCTTTCGAAGTCTGTGGCTATTTCTCTTCCCCGTATAGGATTTGAACTTGGTTCATTCTCATATGATTCGACTAGAAAACTTAATAAAATCAATACAGTCAAGATACCAAAGTCGACAAATGATAAAGCAATAAGTAAACAGTTTTCTCCGGTACCATATACAGTAAGTTTTGAATTATTTGTAATGGTAAAGAATTCCGATGATGGTATACAGATCATTGAACAAATACTACCGACATTCTCTCCTTCATATACAATGACGATAAAAGATTCGTCAGAATTAAAAAATGTACAGGATGTGCCTATTGTACTCGATTCAGTATCCTATGAGGATTCGTATGAAGGGGATTTCGTTTCGAGAAGGGCTATAGTTTATACACTATCGTTTTCCGCTTCGATTCAACTATATGGTCCTGTTACATCTCAGGGTGTTATTAAGAAAGTTGATACCTCAATGTATGCTGATGTACCAGTCAATTCCCCAAATAGAAAACAAACATACTCAGTCGAACCCGATCCTGTAACAGCAACGGAGAATGATGATTTTGGATTCACGGATTCTTGGAGTAATTGGGAAGATGCATAATGAAACTCGACGAAACATTTAATATAGAGCCCTCGGTCTTAGCAACCTACGAGAAGCAAGAGGTTGTTAAGTCTGACTCTATGGAAAAAGATATTAAGAATGATTACGATTATGCACGTGAGAATTTATATAATTTAGTCGAGAACGGTAATGTAGCACTCGAGGATCTAATAGAACTCGCTAAGCAAAGTGAGCATCCCCGAGCATACGAGGTTGTTGGTCAAATGATTAAGACTCTAGGGGATACTACCTCCCAACTCACCACACTTCACGAAAAACAAATGAAGCTCAACGCCTCTAAACCAGAAAAGGTAACTAATAATAATCTTTTTGTGGGGTCGGCTACCGATCTCCTAGATTTGATTAAAAGGTGAGCGATCCATACCTAAATAACCCCTTTCTCACAAGGAGGTTAAGTACACATTCCTATACCGAAGAACAAATCATTGAGTTCAAGAAGTGTGCAGAGGATATACATTATTTTGCAGAAAATTATTTCACCATAGTTCATGTTGATCGTGGTAAAATTAAAATTCCCCTTTACGATTATCAAAAGAAATTATTAAAACAGTTCGAAGAAGAACGGTTCTCCATAGTAACGCAATCTAGACAAAGTGGTAAAACCACTACAACAACGGTCTTTGTTCTTCATTATGTATTATTCAACAAAGATAAAACTGTTGCCATTCTTGCTAATAAGGGAGATACTTCACAGGAAATCCTTGCAAGAATTCAACTTGCATTTGAACTCATTCCAAATTGGTTAAAACCCAATGTTGTTGAGTGGAATAAAAGAACTGTTGAATTTGAGAATGGTTGTCGAATTATGGCAAGGGCAACATCATCTTCCTCTATTCGGGGACAGAGCGTCGCATGCCTAATAATAGACGAAGCAGCATTTGTAGAGAGATGGGATGAATTTTATAAATCTACCTATCCAACAATTGCCTCAGGTAAAGAATCTAAGGTTATATTGGTATCAACGGCCAATAAACTAAACCACTTTAATGCCATAAGAGTTAAAGCGGAGCGCGGAGAAAACGAATTCGTACCATTTGAGGTAAAGTGGGATGATGTTCCCGGAAGAGATGAGGAATGGAAAGATCAAACCATTGCTAATACATCCCTCGAAGATTTTATGCAGGAACATGAAAATGTTGCTCTCGGTTCGGCAAATACTTTAATATCCTCTTGGGTGCTTAGGAATATTATTACCTCAGAACCCATTGAAATAGTTGATTGTATCAGATACTTTGATAAACCTATTACTGGGAATAAGTATATAATAACAGTAGATACTTCCCACGGGAAAGGTCTTGATTATTCTGTCTCTACGGTATTCGATATTACACAATATCCCATCAAACAAGTTGCAGTATTCCGTGATAATAAAACATCTTCCCGGATATATACGAGAATTATTAATAATCTCGGAATACAGTATAATAATGCACATGTTCTGGTAGAGTCAAATGATATTGGGCATACTGTAGTTAACGAATTAAATTATGAATATGAATATGATAATTTAATATCAGAAAAAACTAATAATGAAAGATATGCCCTTGGGGTTCGTACAACAAAATCGACCAAGCGTATTGGGTGTTCT